CCTTCTTGGGTAAAGCGTATTACGATCATTGTGCAGAGTTTGAGTACAAACGGTACAGCTAACCTAATGGCGCAAATCGGTTCAGGTTCTGTTGTCACATCTGGTTATATTTGTGGGATGACCACTGCAAACTCTGCATGGAGTGGTAGTATTTCATCATACACAAACGGATTCCAGTTTTACAACACTGGCGCTGCGTCAGATGGCGCGCATGGTCATATTGTTTTGACTTTGATTTCTGGAAATACTTGGGTATATTCATCAAACGTCATATCCTCTGGGCTTCGTTCAAGTCTGGGGACTGGTTATTACGCGCTTAGTGGCTCATTGGACCGTGTTCGCATTACAACATCAAACGGCACAGACACCTTTGACGCTGGTTCAATCAACATTCTTTACGAGTAAACCATGAGCGACACGATTTCAGTAACAGCAGCTCGTCTGGACACTCATGAGGCCGTGTGTGCCCAGCGTTACGAACATATCAGTGATCGACTCGACAAGGGTGCTGAACGCATGGACAAGATGCAGTATCTGATCTATGCCGTCCTTGCAGCCGTGTTGCTCGGGCCTGGTGCTGCTGCTGAGTTCTTCAAGCGTTTGATCGGCTTGTGATGTGGGTCCAGAAATTATGCTCGCGCTGCAAGCAATGCGTGCGGCATATTCTGGAATTCAATACTGCTGTGACTGCCTTAGAGAAGGCTCTGTCGAGATCCAGCGAGTCAAAAAGACCGTTGAAGGAGGCGTCGCTGACGCCAGAAAAATCTACAGCGAAGTCACAGGGCTCTGGGGATGGCTCAAATCCTTACTGGGTACGCCTACTAAACCTGTTAGCGGCGCTAAGCCCCAACAAGCCGTTACCGCCGAGCCAGCCAAATCACCCGCGAAAAAGGACGAGTACGTCGACCACATCCCCACGCAGGACGAAGTCGTCCAGCAGTTCATCGAACACGTCGGTGAATGGTTTGACAACTACCACACGTTAAAGACATTCACAGAAAAGCGTTACGCTGAAGTTTTTGGAAAGGACGACATCGACCAAAAAGAAGTGCTAGAGCTGACGCAGCTGCAGGTTGAAGTCGATGCTGCCTACCCCGCTCTCATGACGCTGATGACCACCAACGCGCCTTGGCAGATAGGCCCGATCTGGAGTCAGTTCAAAGAGATGCAGGACAAGGTGAAGGCAGGTCAAGCCGCTAGACAGCTCAAACAAAGACGCGAGAAGGCGCTGAACGATGCACGTGCAGCACAGCGTCGCAGTGACCAGATCGACCGCAACATGGTGTGGTTCTGGTCCATCATGCTGGTGTGGTACTTCTGGGTGTTGATGGGTGTTGTATGGCTAAACACGAAGACAACGCAATAATCGTTTTTCTGTGCATAGTGATTTTTATTCTGTCTGTTGTGCTGTGCTTCTTATTGCTGCGCTTCATGACGTTGGATTCACAGCTCCTGCGCAACAAGCGGGAAGTGGATAAAGCAATCGTGCTTCTACGGGAGGAGCGCGAGAAATTTAAGGAGAAGAAAGATGGACGAGAGCCATAAGCAGAAGTGGACCTACCTGATGGGTCTGACCTACATGATCGTGAACATCGCCGACTTTGTGGCATTCCCTATCATGTTCACAATCGTGCAGTTTTGGGAAACGCAAGCGTCCAACGACGCGTTTCGCCAGTGGGTTCCATTGACGCTGACCAATGGTGGATTTATCCACATTGCGTTCGCCGCCATCTTGGGCATCTCAGCCTTCAACAAAGAAGAGAAGAAGCCTGATGCGTAACATCGCCGTAGTGCTGGTGCTGATCATGGTGTTCTACGCTGGTCGGCATGAGATGTACCTCGAGCAACAAGAGGAAATCAACCGCATTGCTGCTGAACGCGCAATCGAAGCGGCGAAGGCTGCGGATCAACTCCACAAGGACAAACTAGATGCCCAACAGAAAATTAACCAGCTGCGTGCTGATGTCGCTTCTGGCGCTCAGCGCCTGTCAATCCGTGCCAGTTGCTCTGCCACCGCTGCCAGCGGAGCTGCAGAAGCGCGAGCCGAACTTGACCCAAAGACTGCTGACGATCTTATCGCCGTCACAGCCTACGGCGACCAAGCCATCATCGAACTAAATTCCTGCATTGACCTTTACAACAAGTTTACAAAATGAACCTCTCAGAACACTTTACCCTTGAAGAAGCCACCTACAGCGAGACAGCTGTGCGCATGGGCATCCCCAACCAGCCAAGCGAGTTGCAGTTGGCCAACATGAAGCATGCCGCAGCCTGTCTGGAGCCGCTGCGCGCCGCCACTGGACCGCTGCGCATCAACTCATGGCTGCGTCTGCCTGACGTGAACGTCGCAGTGGGCGGCAGCAAGATCAGCTCGCACATGGACGGCTTTGCCATCGACGTGTCCAGCTCGACCTTGACACCGATTCAGCTCTGCCACAAGGTAGAAGAGCTCGGCATCAAGTTCGACCAGATGATCCACGAATACGGCCGCTGGATGCACATCTCGTTTGCGCCTGAAATGCGCCAGCAGAAGCTGACGATCTACCGTCCCGAGAACAAATACAAGCCTGGTATCCTCACCGAGGCTGAGTATCACGCCGCATAAGCTCACGGTACGCCGCAATGGCGTCCTTGAGATCGTTCTGCGTCTGCTGGAGCTGGTCCGACTGCTCCAGCAGTTTTTTGTAACAGTCGTACGCAAACTGGTTCAGCGTATCGCGCTCCCATGTCTCGAATGATGGCGTCATTTGCGGCTCTCCAGTTCAATCAATAGTTCGACGTAATGCTTGGCCTTCTCAAGGTCGGCCACGCCGCCCTTCTTGCGCCAGCGGCTGATGTACTTGACGACGTTGCCCTCGAAGTAACCCAACGCGTTGGCGTGGATGTACTGCACAGGCTGAATCGGCATGTCTTTGTAGTGGTCGCCAGCCACTTGCTTGTGGATGGCTTTTTCGACAGTTTGGCAATCAATCATTTGGCACCTGCCTTGCTATAGACGTGGAACTCGCGCATCTCAAGCGGTATCTTGGACACGCCATGGACGTAGCCGTACGCTGGGTTTTCTTTGCGCTTTTTAGATACGTGCTTGGCCAGCGTCTCGGCTGCCTTGCGGTTGGCTTCGTGCGTGCGAAACGACTGCATGAAGTTGGGCTCATGCGTCTTCATGTAGTCGGGGTGAAATGCGTTAATCAAAGAAACTCTCCAAAAACAAATACAAACACAAGATGGCAATGGTGGCGGCAACACCAACACCCATCAATAGGCATAGCAACGCAATGTTGGCTGCGTCATCCATTGAGGTACTCCGTCAAGCGCTTGATGCGGTCTTGGTGGTACTGCACGATGCGGTTGGCGTAGTCCTGACCAGACAGCGCAGTCAGCAGTTCGCGCTTGGCTTCGTCCAGCTCCTTGGCTGCCAGCTCTTCTGGCGATGGGGTCTTGAAGTAGTCTTTCATTTCGTGGCTTCTTTCATAAGTTCGATGCGCTCGCGGGCGACGCGCAGGGTGTTGTATCGCTGGTGCAAGCGCTCGAGGATGGTGATACGCTTTGCGCCGTTGCGCTCGTCGTTGAGCATTTGCAGGACCTCTGCTTCGGTCTTGCTGCTCAGGGTGTGGTTAATGCTTCGCCATGTAGACATTGATTTTCTGCTCCAGTTGTTTAATTGTTTGGTAAGTTTTGCGTAGGTGTCGTTCAGCTGCGTTGAACTGACGCTGGCGCATCGGTAGCTCAGCCTTTGCGGCCTTCAGCTTTTGTTTGTATAGATCAATTCGTTTCACGTTTTTTCTTCCTTGCTCTGCCTGTGTCAATGTCACGCATGGCCTGTTCCATCGTGTACTCTGTGTGGGACTTCATCGGTCCTCGCGGCCCCCGCGCCCACTGCTTGCGTACCTTCTTGGGTTTGGGTTCTGGCGGCAGCATCCAACTTTGTATTGACGCCCATACTGTCTTCATGTGTTCTTCTCCTTGAGTTCTCGCATTGCCAGCGTGATTGCGTGGTCTTTTGACCGTGCTTTCTTTGCGATTCGCTCAATATCTTCATCACTTAGCGACACCCAAGGCTTTACGTTGCACTGGCGCTGTGAGCAGCTTGGCTGCGTAGGTGGGGTGGTGTAGAGCGACGCAATGCGCCTTGCCAATTCCCTGCGGCTTCGTTTTCCCCCGCCTTCATCCCATTGAATAATGGTTTCATAAACGGTTTCCAACGCCACAGGCTCCTGCTCTGGTTGTGCCAAAGCATCTTTGATGGCGCTAATGGTGTCAGACCAGCTATACATTCCATCAATGTTTTCGCACCGTTCAGCACACTCAAGCGCCAGCTTCAATGCTTCTCTCATGATTTCATCCCCCGCACAAAGGCAGCAAAGCTGTGCACCGTGTCCACGCCAAAGGCAAAAGTAAAGCGTTCGATCTCTTGCGCTACCTCTTCCAGTACGGTGTCACGCTCTGAAGATAGGGCTGCCCTTAGTTGGCCGCCAGTAAACAGGTCGTCGCCTTCGTAGGCAGCATTTAAATAAGGTGGCATTTGTTTCATTTCAGTTCCTCCATTGCAATTTCAGATATGGCGCGCTTGTCATGCAACGCCGCCCAGATTTTCTCGTCAACCGATTTTTCAGTCATCAATACGTAGACCCACACGTCATGCCGCTGGCCGCTACGGTGCAGGCGCCCGACTGTCTGTTCAAACAATTCGAGCGACCAGGGCAAGGACACGAAGACCATGCGGCATCCGCCGTGTTGGAGGTTAAGACCGTGCCCCGCGGACTTGGGGTGGACCAAGAGAAGCTCGACTTGGCCGGCGTTCCAGCGCTCGATGGCGCGGTCGTCGTCAAGGGTGACGGCGTGCTTGTAACGCCTCTTGAGCTCAGCCAGCTCTTCTTTGTAGTTGTAAGCAATGATCGTATTGGCATGTTGGTTCTCCTCCAGTAGGTCGTGTAACAAATCAAACTTGTGGTCGCTAAACCAGATCGGCGTCTGCACCGTATCAAACTTGCCGTACTCTTCGCTGGCCGTCACCTGCGTGTCGTACAGAAAGCCGCTGGCCATCTGTTGCAGCTTGCCTGTCACGACCGCCGCGTTCAAGGCTGTCACGCCTAACGCTACAAAGTCCGACTTCATCTTCTCGTACGGCTCGCGGTCGCTGAACTTGCAGCGCATCTCGACGTGGTGGCACGGCGGCAGTTTGTCGGCGTATTCGCCAGCGTCCAACACGAATGTTGCAGGCTTGATGCGGTCCATGATCAGCGGCAGCGACGAGGCACGCGGTGCCCACTCGCCAAAATCTTTGTTGACCAGCACGAAATACTGCTGCATGAACGCGCCCTTGCTGCGGCCCAGCAACGATTCGTCGACGATCTTGCACTGGCCGAAGACGTCCTCAAGGCCGTTCGATGTGAACGAACCAGTCAGGCCCCAGCGCACAGGCAGATCGATGACCTTGGCCAACGCTTTGAAACGTGTGCCTGATGGGTTTTTCAGCTTGGTGAGCTCGTCGAACACGATGCCTGCGAAGGTGCCGAGGTTCTGTTGCGCAAGCCACTGCAAGTTGTCGTAGTTGGTGACCACCACGTTGGCGTTGCTGTCAAGTGCTGCTTTACGTTTTGCGGGTGTGCCCACAGCCACTGCGACTTTGAGCTCAGGCGCCCACTTAGGCGCCTCGACTGGCCACACGTCGGTACACACACGCTTAGGCGCAATGACCAGCCAGCGCGCCACAACGCCGTCTTTGACCATGTCACGCATGGCGGTCAGCGTGATGCACGTCTTGCCTGCACCGACTGGCGCCAAGATCATGGCGCGGTCGTGCTCGTACAAGAAGTCAGCGGCTGTCTCTTGATAGGGTCTAAGCTGTAAGGCCATATTCACGTTCTCTCATCCAATCATCTACTTGCTCTTTAGTCCATAAACATGCGTACTTCTGATTCAATGCTTGCGTCTCTGTTGCGAAGAGGTGTTGCAACGGTGAGAGCCTGCCGCCTTTGGTCTTGAGCTCCACGAACCACGTCGAGCCGTCGGGCAGGCATGCGATCTGGTCGCTTACACCTTTGCGCCCTGGGCTGGTGAATTTGTACGTCTTGCCACCAAGCCGTGCAACGGCCCACTTGAAATGTTTTTCTACTTCAGATTCTCTCATGGCTGAATAATATCATGAAAAAAGTTCTTGACAACAATTATTTTTGTGCTACAGTCGAATCTCACTCAACTAAAGGACATTCAAATGGACATTCCAGCTTTTCCTAACAACTTTATCGGTGCCAAGCACCAAGGCATGACGCTGCGCGACTACTTTGCCGCCAAGGCGATGCACGCCATGTACGCAGCATCGTTTGAATGGGAGCCAACAGGCGCCCCTAGAGACGATAAACATAACCGCGTCATGAAAGAACTCGCTTTGGATGCGTATGGAATCGCAGACGCAATGATGGAGGCACGCAATGTTGCACAGTAACATCGTCGGCGGTTCAACCGCTAAGCGCGTCATCAACTGCCCAGGCTCTGTGGCTCTTGTGCAGAAAATGCCACCCAAGCCATCAAGCGAACACGCAGACCGCGGCACACTGCTGCACAACGTCATCGCTGAGCACCTCGAGGGCAAACCCATCACACTTGGCGTCAAGTACGAGACCCAAGTTCTCACACAGGAGTTAGTAGATGAAAAACTCACGCCAGCGCTCAAGGCTTTGGATGAGGTGGACCCAACTCAAAACATGGTCTACGAAGTGGAGACTCGAGTTGGTTTTGGAGATTTGCTTCCTGGTGTGTTCGGCAGCACTGACCTCATTGGTCGTGTGGGAAACCGTGCTGTGGTACTTGACTGGAAATTCGGTGATGGGGTTGTGGTTGATGCGGTAGAAAACCCACAGCTGATGTTCTACGCAGCTGCTGCCATGCGCACCGACGAAGCCAAGTGGGCGTTTGATGGCGCCGAAGAGATCGAGCTCATCATCGTGCAGCCACCCATGGTGCGCCGCTGGGTGACGACCAAAGAACGCATCGCTGCGTTTGAGCTCGAGTTAGTGTCAGCAGTCAAGGCTGCGCAGATGCCTAACGCCAAGCTCTCAAGCGGCGACCACTGCCGCTGGTGCAACGCCAAGTCGATTTGCCCTGTGATGAACGGCGCTGTTGACCGTGCGTTGAAGACAACACTCGACAACATTGATGTTGTAACAATGTCACAGATGCTGCAAAGCGCTGACTTGTTGGAGCAGTGGTTGAAAGATATTCGTGGCCTTGCGCATCAAGTGCTCGAAAAGGGTGGTAAAGTGCCAGGTTACAAGTTGGTCGCTAAGCGCTCAACACGTCAGTGGGCCGACGAGAAGGTCGCTGAAACAAAATTGTCAGCCGAAGGAATCTTTCCATATAAAGACCCAGAGCTGTTATCGCCTGCGCAGGCTGAGAAGCTGCTCAAGAAAGAAGGCAAAGAATTACCCAAGGAGCTGGTCGTTTCCATCTCTTCGGGCAATACGATGGCAAGTGAGGATGACCCTCGTCCTGCCGTCGTTCTCATCGGGCAGCAATTAACGGCTGCCCTCTCTAAACTGCAATAAAGGAAAATAGTATGTCATTCGCTCTTGCAAACCTCCCTCCCGTCACTAGCCTCTCCACCGCGTTGCGTGCTCTTGAAGCCGAAACAGGTCCTGCTGGCGTCGTCATTCTGAAGATGGACAAAACTGGACACTGGGTGTTCGGCGCTGACCAGACTGAAGTTGAAGCCGACGCCACATGGGCGATCAACCCTTTCTCTTTCATCCACGGCTTCATCGCTTGGGGTGATGGCGAAGTGTTGGGTGAGAAGATGGTGTCGGTGTCTCAACCACTGCCAGAAATGGAAGCTGCACCAGCAGGTGCTAAGCGTGGTTGGGAAACCCAAGTTGGTATGTCTCTCAAGTGTTTGTCTGGTGAAGACAAGGACATGGAAGCACGCTTCTCGTCTACTTCGGTGGGCGGCAAACGCGCTGTTCAGACCTTGGCTGTGGCCATCGCAAATCAAGTCGAGGCAGACCAAACCAAGCCCGTGCCTGTCGTGCGCCTGAAGAAGGATCACTACAGCCACAAGTCCTACGGCAAGATCTACACGCCAGTGTTTGAGATTGTCGAATGGGTTGGCATGGACGGCGCATCTGATGAAGAGGCGCCCGCTCTTGAAGAAGCTCCAGCTGGCCGCCGCCGTCGCGCAGCAGCCTAAGTAGCTTTTTTCTGATGCCCTCTGGTCCGGCCCAGAGGGCATTGGAAAGGAGCGACAGTATGAAATTTGGAAGCGTATGTAGCGGCATCGAAGCCGCATCGGTGGCTTGGGAACCATTAGGCTGGAAGGCCGCATGGTTGTCTGAGATTGAACCATTCCCCTGCGCCGTCTTGGCGCATCACTACCCTGATGTCCCAAACCTTGGCGACATGACCACACTACCCGAGCGAATCTTGTCTGGCGAAGTTGAAGCGCCTGACTTGTTTTGCGGCGGTACGCCGTGCCAAGCGTTCTCAGTTGCTGGTAACCGCCAGTCGCTTGATGACGCCCGTGGCAACCTTTCATTAACTTTTTGCGAGATCGCCGATGCCATCGATACAGTCAGAACAACACCCGCCATCATCTTCTGGGAAAACGTACCAGGCGTCCTCAGTACCAAGGACAACGCCTTCGGATGTTTCCTTGGTCAACTTGCCGGCGAAGATGAGCCACTCATCCCATCAGGGGGTAAATGGTCGAACGCTGGTTATGTGTATGGCCCCAAAAGAACAATCGCGTGGCGAGTCCTCGACGCCCAATATTTCGGAGTGGCCCAACGGCGCCGTCGTGTGTTTGTTGTCGCAAGTGCTCGAGAAGACTTCTGTCCCGCAACGGTTCTTTTTGAGTCCGAAGGCGTGCGCAGGGATACTCCGCCGAGCAGAGAAACGGGGAAAGGTTTTGCCCGAACTGCTGGCACGCTCACTGCAAACGGTGGCGGGCTCAATCGACCAGCAGAAAACGCCAACGAACTTGACTTCTGCATCCCAGCCTACGCCATCCAAGGCAACCTGATTGGCTTCAACGCGCGCCAGGATCCAGACAGTTGGGTTGGCAGGACAGGGCCGCTGGACACCGATGGCGGGACGCAAGCGGTGGCTGTCGGCACAGACTGCTACAACGGGAGCATCACAGGCGATGTCGCGGCCACAATGGGGACACCCGGTTCAAGCGTGAACGCGAGTGGCCCGACAGTGATGCAAGGCATGGCCGTGCGCCGCCTGACGCCCGTCGAGTGCGAGCGCTTGCAAGGCTTTCCTGACAACTACACCAACATCAAAGACAAATGTCCTGACGGTCCACGCTACAAAGCATTGGGCAACAGCTGGGCGGTGCCTGTGGTCCGCTGGATTGGGGAGCGCATCGATGCTGTGGCTTGATTTTGAAACCCGTTCCAAGTGCGACCTACGCGCTCACGGCGTGTACAACTACGCGCAAGATCCCACAACCGACGTCCTCTGCATGTCTTACGCCTTCGGCGATGACGAAGTCAAGACGTGGGTGCCAGGCCAGCCCTTCCCCGAAGATGTCAGGGTGTGGCGCGGTCCCATCTACGCCCACAACGCTACGTTTGAGCGCCTGATCTTCTGGTATGTGTTGCAGGTCAACTTTGACCTTGAGCAGTTCGTCTGCACCGCAGCCCAAGCACGCGCCAACTGCGCGCCTGGTTCGCTTGAGGACGTCGGTCGCTTCAGCGGCGCCAGCATGAAGAAGGACCACCGCGGTGCTCAGCTGATTCGTCTGCTGTCCATCCCGCAGGCCGATGGCACCTTCCGCGAAGACCCCGCCCTCATGCAAGAGATGGTCGACTACTGCGAGCAAGACGTCCGTGCCATGCGTGCCATCAGCAAAGCCATGCGCCCGCTTTCAGAGCAGGAGCTGGCCGACTACCACGTCAACGAGCGCATCAACGACCGCGGCGTGCTGGTCGACGTGCCCCTGTGCAAGGCAGCCATCCAATATGCATCAGACGAAGTTGAAGACATCCAGGCCGTGGTGACCGAAGTCACCGAAGGCGCCATCACCAGCGTGCGCTCACCCAAGATGAAAGAGTGGGTGCTCGAGCGCGTCGGTGAGAAGGCCAAAGAGTTGATGGTCGTCTACAAAGACGGCGAGAAGAAATATTCAATCGACAAAGCAGTCCGTGCAAACCTAATCTTGATGGAGGATCCCGATGAAATACCGCCCGCTGTTGCCGAGGTTATACAGTGCGCCGATGACCTATGGGCGTCGTCGGTTGCTAAGTTCAGCCGCCTTGCGGACCTTGCAGATGAAGAAGATGCTCGCGTACGCGGTGCCTTTGTTTTCGCTGGAGGATCTGCAACGGGCCGCGCAAGCTCCTACGGGGCCCAAGTACATAACTTCACCCGTAAGTGTGCTGCCGAGCCCGACGCAGTCCGTACGGCTATGGTACGAGGACACTCAATCGTCCCACGATACGGCAAGCGCGTCACAGATGTCCTCAAAGGCATGCTCCGACCTGCTCTCATCCCAGCTAGCGGGAAATCTCTCGTTGTTGCCGACTGGGCTGCTATTGAGGCAAGAGCCAACCCCTGGCTCTCAGGCATTGGACAAGACAAACTCGATCTATTCCGAACTGGCGCAGACGTCTACAAAGTCAACGCAGCAGCCACCTTCGGCTGTTCAATTGACGGAGTCACAAAGGATCAACGACAAATCGGAAAAGTACAAGAGCTGGCTTGTGGCTTTGCCGGCGGTGTGGGCGCTTTCGCTGCTATGGGTCGCGCTTACGGCGTTCTCCTACCCGAGCCCGATGCCCGCCGTATGGTGGATGGCTGGCGGCGCGCTAACCCTTGGGCTCCTACTTACTGGCAGGCTCTTGAGTCCGCATATCTGAGGGCCATGCGCAACAAAGGCCACGAGTTCAAGGCAGGACGCGTGACGTACTACTACGATGGTGTGCATTTGTGGTACATGCTGCCGTCTGGACGGGTGCTCAACTACCCGTTCGCCAAGTTCGACGCCGAGGGCAACGTCACGTACGCCAAGGCTGCGTGGAAACCCGCGGCTGATGCAAAAGAATGGCCTCGAGCACGTTTGTGGAAGGGGCTGGCATGCGAGAATATTACCCAAGCCGCTGCCAATGATCTGCTCCGCCATTCCCTCAGAAACCTCGACGACGTCGTGCTGCATGTGCACGATGAAATTGTCATTGAGACTGACAGACCCGAAGAGGTGGTGAAAGAAATGGAGCGCATAATGTGCACCCCGCCAGCATGGGCCGAAGGGCTACCGCTAGATGTCGAGGTCTCGATAATGAACAGATATGGAAAGGGTTGACATGGAACTGTGGACTTCAATACCAGGTTACGAAGGCTTCTACGAAGTCAGCAGCTATGGCAACGTGCGCTCGTTGACGCGTTTTGTTCCTTATGGCCGCCACAAGGGTATGACCTATACGGGCCGTGACTTGAAGCTGTTTGTGTCTGGTTCGTACTTGAGCGTGAAGCTGGCAAGAGCAGGCGTTACAAAAACTGTGTACGTCCATGAGCTGGTGCTGTTGGCTTTTGTTGGCCCGCGTCCAGTCATAGAAGATCGTAGTGAAATTCGTCACTTAGACGGCGACAAGTTCAACAACCAAGCGTCAAACTTGGTGTATGGGACTGTGAAAGAAAACGCTGCCGACCGCAAGCTGCATAAGCTGGGTCTGGTGGCTACTAAGTAAAAGAAAAGGCCCCCGTGGTTTAGACGGGGGCCAAGTTGGCAACCACACAAGAAGGAGATCCCGTGGAGTTCTTAGATTTTATAGCTAAATTGGCACCCGAGGGCGAGACGCCCCTCATCGTGCGTCAAAAACCTCAATTAAAAGACGGCCAGTACCAATACCACGCCGATGGCGCTCTCAAGTGCACATGGCCCGCCATGCTGCCCACCGCCCGCGTCAAAGACGATTGGGCCATCTACGGCAACACCGCATCATTCATCATCGACCGCTTCAAGGACGGCCACCCATCGGCCAGCGCGGCCAACTGCGAGTACGTGCTGGTCATGGTGCTGGACGACGTGGGCACCAAGGCAGATATCCCCCCACTCGAGCCCACATGGATCATGGAGACGTCCGAGGGGTCGTACCAATGGGGCTACGCCTTCAGCGAGCAACCCACCAAAGCTCAGTTCACTGCAGCCATCAAGGCCATCGCCGACGCTGGCTACACCGACCCTGGCGCCATCAACGCCGTGCGCAACTTCCGCCTGCCTGGTTCCGTTAACTTGAAGCCTGGCCGTGAGCTGTTCCGCTCTAAGCTGGTCGAGTTCCACCCCGAGCGCGAGTACACCCTCGAGCAGATCTGCACCGCGCTTGACGTCGTGCCCGCCGAAGCTGACAGCCTGACCCTCAAGCCTATCCGCCTGTCCGACGACGGCGCTGATGACGTGCTGGCGTGGCTGTCAGACCAAGGCATGGTGCTCAGCCGTCCCAACCCCCAAGGCTGGGCGGGCATCATCTGCCCCAACAATGCCCAGCACAGCGACGGCAACCCCGAGGGCCGCTACATGGCCGCCAACCGCGCGTTTTGCTGCCTGCACAGCCATTGCATCGATTTTGACTCGAGCACGTTCCTGCAGTGGGTGGCCGACAATGGTGGCCCCAAGCACACGCCTGGCTTGCGCGAGGAGCTGCTGGCCGTGGCAATGGAGTCAGCATTGAGTAAGTTGCAACCCAATGAACAGTTCCCCGACGTGGCCGCTCAGATCGTCGCCGAGGTGGAGCGCAAAGAGCTGGGCCGCATCGAGCGCGACGGCTGGTATGAGCGCTTCGCCTACCTGCAGGATGATGAGGCATTCTTCGACATGGAAGACCGCCGCGAGATTTCGCGCAGCACCTTCAACGCCCTGTTCCGTCACATCAAGTGCGTGTCGGTGCACAGTGGTGGCAAGACACCGCGCCGCATCGAGGCTTCGATCTGCTTCGACGAAAACCGCCAAGCCAAGGGCGCCAAGTCGCTGGTCGGCGTGACGTACGCCGCGGGCTCGGACGTGCTGGTGGCCCGTGATGGGCTGGTGTACGGCAACCGCTGGCGCGACGCCCGCCCCACGCCCGTGGCTGGTGATATCGGCCCATGGATGCGTCACCTCGAGCGCATGGTGCCCACCGAGTATGAGCGCGAGCACTTGCTCAACGTGATGGCCCACAAGGTGCAATACCCTGCGCACAAGATCAACCACGCCGTGCTCATCGGTGGCCACCCAGGCTCGGGCAAGGACACGCTCATGGCGCCGTTCTTTTGGGCCATCGGTGGCAACGCCAAGGCCAATTGCTCGCTGGTGCGTAATGAAGAGCTGACCCAGCAGTGGGGCTATGCGCTCGAGTGCGAGGTGATGGAAATCGCCGAGCTGCGCCAGTCAGAAGCCAAGGACCGCCGCGCGCTTGAGAACACGCTCAAACCCATCATCGCCGCGCCGCCTGAGCTGCTCACCATCCAGCGCAAGGGCCTACACCCTTACATGGCGCTCAACCGCGTGCTGGTGGTGGCCTTCTCCAACGAGCGCGCCGCCATCAGCATCCCGTCCGACGACCGCCGCTGGTTCTGCCTGTGGGCCGAGGCCGCGCGTATGCCCGAGCAGGACGCCGCCGCTCTGTGGAATTGGTACCAAAACTGCGGCGGCTTTGCTGCCGTGGCCGCATACCTGCATACACGCGACGTGTCGGCCTTCAACCCAGGCGCGACGCCGCCCATGACAGAAGCCAAGATGATCATGGTCGAGCAGGGCCGCTCGATCGGCGAGTCGTACCTCGTCGACATCATCACGCGCCGCCTAGGTGATTTTGGCGAGGGCGTGGTGGCCGCGCCGTTTTACGCGTTGTGCGACCGCCTGCAGGGGCAGGCAGCGCCAGGCGTCAAGCTGGTGCCCGCTGCGCTCATGCACGCGCTCAAAGAGGCGGGTTGGATCGACTGTGGCCGCCTTGCGTCGCGCGATCATCCAACCAAAAAGCACGTTTTCTGCGCGCCTGAGCTGGCGGGCTTGAGTAAATCTGAGCTGCGGCGCTTGGGTGAAAAGGTATCGGCGTAAAAAGGGCCCCGTTAGGGGCCTTTTTTTACATGGGCGCGTCGTCGTGGTTGTTCGGGTTGAACGGCGGCTGCCTATGGTCGTAGGGTATGGGTTGAGCAGGGAATGGCCACATGTCAGAGCCCCAAGATAATGGCCAGCAGGGCCGCGATTATGACGGCCACGATCATGCGAGCACCTCGCAGATAAAATGGCGGATGTACCCGGGCACTTCGGCCTCAATGGCCATCAGCGCCGCTCGGTAGGTCTTGAGCTTGTCGGTGGCCATGGCCAGCTCTGCCCGCGTGTCGTGCAGTTGGCAGCCGAGCGGGTCAAGGGCGGCCAGGGCGTCGTCTCGCTCGTCGCTGACGTCGTCGAGCTCTTGCTGCAGGCCTTCGAAAATGGCCAAGTCGGCCGTGGCCTGCCCGAGCGCTCGGTGCGCGTCGTCAAGGCGCGCCAGTACGGCCGCGGTTTCGGTGTAGCCTTCGGCATATGCTAGGCGTTCTTGCTCGGCGGGTGTCAGATAGTGCATGGCTTAGCCTCCATTAAATAAAGTTCTTGGGTATACGGGTCCTGGGCGTGTATCTCGGCGAATCGTCGGGCCGTTTCCTTGATAACTTTGGCCGGTAGCTGCACTAGGTCGGCCGTGCCGGCTTTGTATATCTCTGGTGGCATGCTTGGCCCCATGTAAACCGCCTCGTATCTGTGGCGGCCGTCGGTGATGTACTGCAGGCCCGCTATGCTTGAAAATTCAATTCTCATAATTTTGCCTTAAAAAGTCTTACTACCATTTCCTGAAATAGCCGCTGATCGCCGCTGTGCATGTATGCATTAAACAAATGCAAGTCTTCCATGTCACATATAGGCAGCATGCGGCCGTCTTTGGTTTTCCAATGCGCTAACCTGAATTCTCGGTGCGGGCGTCGCCGCTCCATGGTGTACATGGCCGGCTCGTATTCCCAGTCGTCAATCATATATTCCCCTGAAAATGTTGATCCATATCAAATACGGCGACATAAAAGCCGCCGCGGCTGGCTTGCACGCGGTAGCTATAGCCCTGCGTGTCGGTGTAGTTCAATTGGTCGGCCAGCTGCTGGGCCTGGTCCTTGGTTTTAAAGTAGGTCATTTTGTGGCCATGTAATGTATATCTTGAGCGCGGGTGTGGTGGCCCAGCATCTCGCGAATGATTGAATGGCGCGCGTCTCGGTGCGCGTGCTGGCGTGCGTCGGGCCGCATGCGGCCGTATAGGGCGCGGATGACGTCGCGGGCACTGGCGTGCGTATGTACGCGCAGGCGCAGGTAGGTGCTAAACATGGTCGGCCTTCCATTGTGCAAAACTGATTGATTCGACCCACGTGCGGGCAATTGCGCTATTCGTGGCCATGCGGCGGGCGTCGCGGTATTCGACCGCGTCGGCCATTGTGAAAAAGTCAAAAAACGGGCAGTTGCCGTTTTTCATCTGTACGTGTAAGCGGTACATATCAAACCCCCTGCAACATAATGACGCGGCGCTTATGCCCCACGGCGTGGTCGGCTATGACGATATCCCGCGCGGCCTTCGACGTGCCTGCGCAGAGCATGCACTTATCGCACGTGGCACGGCGGCCACCTTCGGCCGACGCTGGGCACGTCGCCTCGCCTGCCTGGCGGTCGACGCCTACCGACACGCGAAAAACGCGCATGCCGAAGAGATTAGCCTGCGCGGCTTCGTCGGCCGTGTCGGCACTGGCCATAACGAGCGGCGCCCAGGCGGCGTGGTCAAACCCGACCGACTGCCACTGGTGGCTATAGCCCACATGACCGGCCGTGTCGGCGAGAATTTCCTGCCACATAGCCACGGGCGCGGCCGCTGGGTCGCCGTACGTGCCGAGTCGGACCTTACGGCCTGCGAGCACGGCACGAAGCTGCGCAGGCGTGGCGTGTTGATATCGGCCGCGCTTATATGCTTCGAAAACCGACCGCACCGAGCGGCCGACGTTCACATAGCACGGCGCCTGGCCGTTTGTTTTGGCCAACAGTGGCCGGTGCACGCATTGGCCACAGATACTGGCGTCGTCGCCGGTTTTGAGCGCTTCGACTGGCCCGACGTCGGCGCGAATAATGAACGACTGCACCAGGTCGGCGCCGGTTTTCTCGTTGGCGCTGCCCTGCAGCTTGTTAACGATAACGACAATCGGGCGGCCGTCGATAACCGACGGGCCTTCGTATGCGATATATCCGAGAATTTTTGTCATGCTGCATCCCCTTGTTGAATTGTCATAATGTTGCGGCGGCGCTCTTCAAGCGGCGTGCGGTTGCTGTCATAAGACACGGCGCGGGCGTCGAAGGCAGCCCATATGGCGCGGTAAACTTTAGAGCGGCGGTTGGCGTACTGGGCTTCGGCGCCGCGCATAGTGCGGTAGCCTGCAGGGTTGCCGACGATATTGTGGTTGCAGTCGCGAATGTAGAACATGATCAAACCCCCAGCACGTCAAAATAAGCCAGCATGGCCGCGACGGCGACGGCGCAACAAACCAGGAATGCGACGACGCGCAAAGAAACCTCGAGAAAATTCAACATAGCAAACACCTTATTAGTTGCACTGCAAAATTGCAGCCCAGCGCGTCGACCCGCGGCGCGCCAGGCTGCAATCTATTAGTAATTCCAGGCGATAAGGTTTTGCGCCTTCGCAAATCGTTTTGCGTCGGCTTTTGAATTGAAATAATGCTGGGCCTGCACCGACTCGCCCGAAATGCCTGGTTGCGCGTGCACCACTAATTCAAATTTGAAGCCAGTAGATTTTGAAGCAGTGAAAATTGAAGCGTACATTATTTGCCTTTCGTTTATTGAAGATTACAGTGTAACAGATTTTTGTGCAACTGTAAGAGAATTTTTGACCCTCTCATATATATAGCATAATAGAATCGTGCCAGCTTTTTAAAAGTCGTTGTAAATCAATCACTTACATGTTGTAAGCAAAACCCTATGTAAAATAAATACTTACACTTTGTTGGCTATGTTGGCGGCGTGTTGGCAGTCGGCAACCGCCAAAAGTGCCAACACGAAAACCCAGCAACCATGCGGCCCGCGGCTATTTGTTGGCTATGTTGTCATTAAAAAGGTAATACGGTATATTAGATTTTTATGTAATACTATATAGCTATATGCAGTATAGGCTGCACGGACGCCGCCAGCGATTTCGATTTTTGCCAAAAAAGTGCCAAAAATGGGCGAAACCCGCATGCCTATTGGGCTAGCGTGTAGGTCATTTAATGACCCACACAAAGTGCCAACAGGGTAAACCCTAATATGCTACCTTACAAAAACTTACGGCTGAAATTAGACTGCCAACATTGCCAACAAAAATACTGGCGCGCGGCCAGCGATAAAAAAAAACCATGACAACGAGTGCCAACATTGCCAACAAAAAGACAATGGCCAACACGCACCGACGCGACGACGCGACCGCGGCGACCGCCTGCACCTGGGCGCGCCGCCCACCTGCCGCCTAGCCAGCCTGGCGCGTGCACTTTGCCGCGAGGCCACCCGGGCAGGGCCGACAGCAAGGGCCGACAGCTGCGGAGCGTTCGCAAACAATTTTTATTTTTTAAAATTTTTTTTATATACTTACCAGCGTTGGGCGTTAAGCCAGCATTCGAGGATGTTGTAGTAAGGAATTTTCTGGCTTTCTGCCTTACAATCAAAACAACCAAATCGAGCCCAACACTAACAAGTCTGGGTGTTGTGACAAGCCTGAAGCGGCACTGTGTTGAGACGGTGTCTAGACAGCACCCAGACTTGTTGGTGTATCATTGCAGCCACTTGCCAACGGCACAGGGGAACGCATGTTTCAGTCACTACCACTCACTATTCGCGAAGTCAAAGCCACTGAGGCGCGACTCAACGCCATCTACGAAGCCGCCAAGCTCGGGCTCAAAGGCGACTCCCTCGCTCTCGCCGCTGGCATGCTCCCCACCGAATACCGCCAGTTGTGCGTCCTCGACCCCATCGCTGAGATGGCCGAGCAGAAAGGCCGAGCTGATGCCGAACGCGAGCTCTCCCAAGTCATGCACAAGGCCGCCATGGAAGGCGACGCCAAGGCAGCGCTCGAGATCCTCAAGCATCAACACGGCTGGGTCGCCAAGCAAGCCATCTCCGTCGAGGTCGACCAGCGCATCAGCATCACGTCCGCCTTAGCCGCCGCCAATGAGCGCGCCCTCGAGTTCATCGAAGCCGAGACGCTTCCCGCCCGACCAGCCCCAGCAAGGATCCAGAATGACGCACGATGAGATAATTGAGATGGCTAGACAGGCATCATTTGATGAAAGCACTTGTTTGTTGGCTGATTTTGAACTTAAAGCCTTTGCCAAACTGATAGAAGCCAAGGTAGAAGCGCGCTACATGCAGTTGTTTCTTGACCCTGAGAACCAGCCAACTCAGTTCGGCACCGCAACACAAGAATATCGTGAACGGGAAATTAAAGACGAACGCGAAGCGTGTGCAAAGCTGGCGGACGATATTGACCCTGTTTGGGAATCTGTTTCTGACGCAATCCGAGCCCGAGGCGAATAAATGCAAACAACAATCTACTCGGCTGAAGACGAACAAGAACTGATGGCGCGCCTCTGGGCGCCGCAGATCAAGGACAA